CGAAGCTTAAAGAGCTTATAAACGCTGGCAGGAAGCCGGATCTCGTTGTCATTGACTATGCAGATCTTTTAAAATCAGGTCAAAAGTTAAAAGAGCTGCGACACGATCAAGCTGAAGTTTACCGAGACCTTAAAAGGCTTGCGGTTATGCAGAAGTTTGCAATTTGGACCGCCTCTCAGGCTACTAGGCCAAAGGACACCAAGGAGAAGGGCGAAGTTCTCAGGTCCAAAGATATTGCTGAAAGTTATGAGAAGGTGCGGATCGCAGATCTTGTGATGACTTTGAATCAAACGCTAGAAGAGAAAAAAGACGGAGTGCTTAGGCTTCATGTTGATATTTACCGAAGCAATGACACTGAGAAAACAATCCATCTGCTAACCAACTTTGAAAAGATGATATTTTACTCCAAGGTTTACGGTCACGCAGATCCAACGATTGACACTAAGTTTGACTGGATGAAAGAAGGCCGAAGAGGAAAGAAGAAAATGACATGATGGAAGCGTCTCTTTCATTTTTTACACTCTATCCCAACTTCAACCTTGAAGAGTTTTTGGTTGAACGCGAGCTTGAATGGCGTGTTTCTGATTCTGGAGATCACAAGGAATACCAGATCAACTGTCCGAAGTGCCATGAACGCGGTGAGCCGACACTCGACACAAACAAGAAACTTTGGATCAATGCCGAGTCTGCTGCGTTTCATTGTTACAGGTGCAAGTGGAGTGGAAGTCTTCTTAAGCTTGTTCAAACTATCTGCAAGACGACACTTGAGCAAGCAATCCGATTTCTCAAGGGAAAGCTAAACGATCCCATGGATATGATGAGTCTCACGATATCTTGGCCTAGATATAAGCCAGATGAATCCGAAGAAGATCCGTTAAGAGACGTAGAGTTACCATATGGATACATGCCGATTGAAGGTCCGAACAGTTACCTTGAGAAGCGTCTAATCCCATGGAAGTATGCAGCGAGAAGTGATTGGGGAACCTGTGATGCTGGGTTCTGCAAGGATCGCATCATAATTCCGTACTTCATGAACAACCGACTTGTGTTCTGGCAAGCTCGTGCTACGTGGGAGGATCCAGGTAATAAGGACTTCAAAAAGGTCTTAAACCCCAAGGGAGTCTCAGCTAGAAGCGTCCTCTACAACTACGATGTCGCTAAGAACTATGAGACCGTGGTGCTTGCGGAAGGCTTTATTGATGCCACTAAAATAGGCCCACACGCGATGGCGACTAATGGCAAAAAGCTTCATCCAGAGCAGTGCGAATTTCTGAAAGAGGCCAAGATCAAAGAGATCATTTTGGCCTGGGACTCAGACGCATGGATTGATTCCAGGAGACGCAAAGATGGGCATTTGATCAAACCTTGCTCTATGCAGAATGCGGTTGATCTTTTAAGAGGCTACGGCTTTAAGGTGAGATGTGCGAAGCTCCCCGAAAAAAGAGATCCAGGAAGCTTCGCCTACAAGTCTGAAGAGTTGTCTGAAATTATTGCACGAGCCAAAGATCCGGTGTTCTAGCTATTCCAGGTATGCAGGCTTTTCATCCCAATCAGACTCATATGACCGCATCAACCTATCATAATGACTAATTGCTTTGATTGCTGCGACACGCCTGGTCAAGTCTATTTGACCAGTGGAGTCATTTAGATACGGTTTTAGTACAAATTCGCGAGAGCTTCTGATGGCTCTGCGTGCGTCTTCTACCTCACGCCTTAATTCGTCTAAGTCCCGCACAATGGCGTATCCACGTTTTTCTTTGCCGTTTGACAGTTGCATTTCATTTTCCCTCTTAAGATTATGAAATGTCTGCTTGCAAAGTCTGTGCCTGATCAGTTGCAGAGGAGGGAATTGAACCCTCGTCTCTAGATTATGAGCCTAGCAAGATACCACTTCTCCACCCTGCCTTTCCATTATAAGGGCATCGGCATCTACGGCAAAGTTTCTACGTAGAAACTTTTAAAGCCCTGGTGTTATTGGGGTATTAAGATTCTCTAAAGTTTCATACACAAAAGTACGATGTATGCATTATAAGGTGGGGTTAAACCAACAAAGTGAGGTAAACAATGGGTTACGAAAAAGTCAAAACGAGCATCCTAACTGAAGGTCAGATTCAAGCACTGCTGCGTGCTATAGACCTTTGCAAGAATGCTAAAAACGGCAAGGGAGCTAGAACATTCTCTATAAGGCTAAGGGAGGCAGAAAATAAGCTGTTTCACCTTCTTACCGAAATTAAAAAGGTCTGAATATAGGGGTTATCAACACAACTAAGGAGGTTCTCATGAAATCCCCAACAACACTTTATCGTTATAACCTAAATCGCCTAACTGACGGTGAAATCGAAAAATACAAGGTTCAAACTGGCGACACCTTCACCAAGCTAGAACGCGACTGTCAAACCCTGTATCGAGTTCGCAAGGACAATTTCGACTTTTACGGCTTCAGATCACTCAAAGAAGCAAGAAACGAATATTTCTCGGCTATTAAGATCGAGATACACCGCCTCACTGAAATTATTAAGAACAACAAAGTGACCTGATTTGATTGGGGTATTAAGATTTATTAAAGTTTCATACGAAAAAGTACGATGTATTAAATAACAAACAAGGAGATTCATCATCATGACTATCAATCGCGGCGGAAAAAAAGATTCAAACAGTGTTCCTCAAAAACTCGATGAGATTCTAATTCGAGCGTTTACCGATCAAGCCTTGTCTTCAAAGTATGAAGACCTCTTCAAGGCTGACAAGGGCGAGATCATTGCCTACCTTGAAAAAAACGATGATGGCTTTGAGATCGACATGGGAAAAGGATTCAAGTGTGATCAAGGATCGGTGATCTATACTTCGAGGGCGAACTGGAAGTTTGATACCGACAAAATTCTTGAGTTAGTAGAATCAGGCCACGTCACTCTTGCAACAATTCTTAACGCTTGCAACTTCAGTGCTGAAAAGCTGAAGACTGCCATCGGCGAATCAAAGTTCTCAGGTCTAGCATCCCAGACTTCAACTGAGTATTTGACATTGAGAGCAAGTTCTGAATTTAAAACTAAAGTCGAAGAGCAATTCAATCCATCTGAGGCTTCCGCTCCTGCCGCTCCAAAGGTTGCTCCTAAACCAAAAGCCGAACCGAAGACTGATTCTAAGTCAAAACTTGCAGCCGCAAAACTTGCAGTTGAGAAGGCAAAATCTAAGTCCAAGTCAGCCGATGACGATCTGGCAGATATCCTGGGGGACTAAATGGGAACCATTCACGATTTGTGGATTGATCTTGTCGCTTCAGGTGAGTGCAATCTCACCTTCGAGCACTGGTATGCAGATTTGACTCAATCACTTTACAAAGGGGATTGCGATGAATGAGTGGGAGATATTAGATTTTCTGGGCAGGTATGAATATACCGATGAGCGTTCTAATAAATATTGGGAGATAAGAGCGGTTGATCACTCTCAGCCGCTCTATGTCGCCTCTTGGGGAAGGATCGGTGCTGCTCCGCAGGAGACCGAGTATTTGGGTACTGACACAGTATACAAAAAGATTCGCGAGAAGATTGCAAAAGGCTATGTGAAGGTAGGCTCTGCTTCAGAGCATCCGTATCAGAGGCCGAAAGATCCTATTAAGAAGGGGCCGAAAGACCCTATTAAGAAGGACGAACCAGTTTTAAACTTCATGCAACAGTTGAGGCAGATATGAAAGTAGAACTCATCATTCCATCACGATGCACTAGCATCTTGCCCAATGACCTTGAAAAACCTCATTTGGTTGCAGAGCCTAAGATGGATGGTTCTCGCTACGTTCTTTATATCGGCTGTGATCCGTATGAGAGGCAAGCGAACAATGCTCTTCTCTCAAGAAGAGTCTCAGTTGTTGACACTAAGCACGTTGATAGGACTGCGAATGTTCCTCACATCACCGCTCTGATGTATGCAGATCTCCAAGGGACGGTACTGGACGGAGAGATCATGGCTGAGAATTTTCTCGCTACAAACTCAATCATGAATTCTTCGCCAATGCTTGCAGTTCAAAAGCAAAAGGAGCTTGGATTTTTAAACTATCACGTCTTCGACATCGTTCGCTTTCGCGGGAAGGATCTTCGAGGACTTCCACTTGAGAAGCGTAGAAAAATCCTAGTCGCTGTTGTTGAGAGAATGAATAACAAATATATAAAACCAATCGAACAATTCACAGGCGACATACACAAGTATTTTCAAAGCATCGTTAACGCTGGTGGCGAGGGCGTTATCGTGAAAGACCTGCGTCAAGGCTACGGGATGGGCTGGTGCAAAATGAAAAAGTCCTACGATGTGAGTTGTATTATTTCAGGTTGGAAAGCTGGCAACGGCAAGTACGCAGATAGCATTGGATCGCTCGCTCTCTCAGTGCATCACAATGGAGAGTTGATTGAGATTGGGTTTGCATCTGGGTTTGACGACACCTTGCGAATTGATATGGGACGAAACTTCGATGCCTATAAGGGCAAGGTCGTCGATGTCTTCACTCAAGAGATACAAGCCTCAAAACGCTCTAAGGACAATCCTGTTGGAAGGCTGAGACACCCGACATTCCATAGGCTTCGTGATGACTTGAACGCCAAGGATTGTACCTCGCTCAAACTTCAAGAGGATTTAAAAGCCGCTAAAACTAAAAGCTCACGTTTTAAAAGAGGTGATGAATGAAAGGTCTGATTACAAGTTGATGATTTCATTGATATTCTAAGAAACATTAAAGTTTTTACGCTGTATGACGATGTATTATAATATAAGCGTGATGATTCTAATGTAACTTTAAAAAGGAGTATCAAATGAAGACACAACTAGCGATTCTAACAGTGATTTTAAACACAGCCTGCGGTCAGATGACTAACGACAAAAGCCAAATTGACTGTGCCAAAGACTCATCCAAGGCAGAATGCCCTAAAGAAAAGCTTGGCCTGATATCAGTCACAGGCTCCGTCTCAGGTGCCTTTGATGTGAGTGTTGACGGTGAGCACTACAGAGACATTGAAGCCTACTACACAGCCGAGGTTGACCGTCTAGCTAAGAGGATCGCTGACGCAGGGTACAAGGGCTATGACGCAGAGTTTGACGCTAAGCTTGGGTTCAAAGACCTCACTCAAGGCATGACGGTGTTCCTTGCTGCCTCAGACGGCCATGGTGCCGCTGGCAGGGCTTATCTAGGCTCAGATGACACCTTCTTCTTTCGCCTGCCCTCAGACACCTCTGACGGCCAATACCGATTGAAAGCCGTGAAGCGTATCTCGATTAAATTGACTAAAGATTCTGAAGTCAAAAGGTTCTGCTTCAACTTTGCTGCCAGTGCTGAAGTTGAGATTGTTGACCGCAAGTCTGAGCCAGTCATCCTTTCAACCTTTGAGTCTTCTTTGACTAAATACGAGTGTTCGCAGATTAGTGATGAAGGCTTGAGTATCCCAAAAGCCGAAGCTTCTAAATCAAAAACAACGAAGACTCACTAAAGCGATGATATTACTAGTGTATTGAGTTTTACTCAAGTTTAAGACGGAAAATGACGATGTATGATATTGTAAGCAACAAGGAGGCGATGTATGAGTAGGGTTATGGTGTTTTACAACGAAAAACAAACAGTTTTAGACAACGATAGCTTTAGCCCATCGGCAGGTAAGCCTGCAAAGGTTGTCGCGTCCTGGAAGGCACTAGGACTGCCCGTAGCGGTCAGGTCATTCAGACCATCCTCTATCAAGCAGATAAGCAAGATACACGATCCCAGCTACGTTAAAGGCGTTTTAAGCTGTACTCAAGATAATGGGTTCCACAATAGGCTCAAGAGTGTCGCTGACGCTCTCCCTTGGGTTTGTGGCTCCATGGTGGCAGCAGCCGTTCATGCCGCTGAAACTAAGGAAATCTGTGCGTCTCCTACCAGTGGCAGCCATCACGCCACATATAGCCATGGCGGAGGCTTTTGCACTTTCGGAAGCCTGGTCCTTGGAGCAGTTGAAGTCCTAGAAAAAGGGTTAGCTCGCAAGGTTGGCATTTTTGATGTTGATGCTCACGCAGGGAATGGGACAAAAGACATCATAGAAAAACTTGATTTGAATATCTCTCATTGGAGCCTTGGCTATTCAGATGTTCGCTCAGATGACGCTGAGGCTTGGCTTAAAGCACTACCGAAGTTCCTTAAGAGGCAATTTAAGGGTTGCAGTCTCATCATATACAACGCAGGTATGGATAGTTTTATCAATGATCCATTAGGAGGTGTTTTCACGGTTGACCAAATTCGCAGAAGAGATCGCATTGTTTTTGAGTATTGCAAAAAACATAAAAAGGGTTGTGCGTTTGCACTGGCAGGTGGTTATCAAGAAGACATTAGGAAGATATTGGATCTTCACGATATCACCATGCAGCAAGCGTGTAGCGTATCAGGGTTGATATAAACAGGGAGTGTTTCATGAAATATGTAAAGAGGAGCAAGAGTATGAAAGCCAAGAATGTGATTGAGCACGATGAATTGAAAATCAGAATGCTGACCATTCGTTTGAATGAGAAGCAAGAGCACTTTATTGATCAAGCGATCAAGGTCTTGGAGGCTCAAAGAGGTCCAGGATCGCGGAAAGTCAGTAAAACCGAGGCAGTCCTAATCCTACTAGCGTTCGGAATGGATGAATTTGTTAAGCAAAATAAGCTAGTCAGTAAAGCTAGTTGACAGATTCCCTAAAGTTTCATACAAAATATGACGATGTATTACAATGTAAGTTCTAAAACCAAGGCTAAACGGGGAGAACATTGTATGAGTAAGAAGCATTTGAGTTGTAAAATTTGTGATTTCAAATCGGATGATCTAGTTGATCACATCGAGAAGAAGCACGCTGGCCATCCAGAGGGTTCCAAGTTCGCAGATGGAATCCTTGCATGGTATATGCTTAAGTTCGATGTCGATGAAACCCAGGTTGTTTGGAGTGGGAGTGATGCCGTGTCAGAAGACTCAATTAAGATTGGTGATGTTGAGATGCCGCTTGCGAATGGCAGCGTTTTTGTCCCAGCCATAAATGAGGCTTTCTTCTTCTCTGATTTTGCCAGTGATATTTGCACTGACATCTTGGAGAACAGAAGAATCATGCTAACAGGTCACACTGGCTGTGGCAAAACTTCCATCATTCAGCAGATCGCAGCTCGCACTAAGAACAATCTTATTCGAGTCAATTTAAACGGTCAAATGACAATCTCTGATTTCGTAGGCATGTGGAGCGTTCGTGGTGGCGAGATGGTATGGGTTGACGGGGTGCTGCCGAAAGCCATGCGTGAGGGTTATTGGATGATTCTCGATGAGATTGACTTTGCAGGGCAAGAGATCCTCTCAGTTCTTAATAGCGTCTTAGAGCCAAGCGGTGCCTTGATGTTAAAAGAAAGAGATCACGAAGTTGTTCACGCTCATCCTGAGTTTAGAGTTTTTGCAACAGCCAATACGGTTGGGTGTATGTCTCAATTCAGGTCTTTGTATCAAGGCACTAATCTAATGAATGAAGCTTTCCTTGATCGTTGGAGCGTCTATCACGTCAATTATCTGCCAGCCGATGAAGAGGCCAAAGTCCTTGTTGCTTCTGTCCCAAAGTTGACTGTCAAGATCGCAACAGTGATTGTCAAAGTCGCTGGCATGATTCGAGAGTCTTTCAACAAAGAAGAGATACAATGCACGTTCTCACTTCGCAGGATGCTTGATTGGGCAAAGCTCATGGTGCGATACCGTGATCCTATGAAAGCAGCCCAAACCTCAATTTTGAATAAGATTAGTCCAGAGGATGCGGAAGTGATCAAAGGTATTATTCAACGTGTCATGATTGGCAATGCGGGAGGCAAATAACATGAGTCACTTATTTGAATCCTCTCTTGAGAAAATTGCTCGTATCATTGCTCGCCAATACCATATTGATGTGATCTTTGAAGGCAGTGTGGCTTACACTGACGGCAAAAAGATTGTGCTCCCAAGCTTCACTAATATCACTCCAGAACTAAGGGCAGACCTGAACGGCTATCTTGATCACGAGGTCGCTCATTGCAAGTTCACTAAAATGGATGAAATTAAATATGTGATTTCAAACTTTCATAAGATCATGCTGAATGCGGCTGAAGACAATCGTATTGAGAAGGCGATTATTAATGAGTTTCCTGGCACTGCCTTCAATATAAATCCTCTCAATGTGAAGCTTCGCAAAAGAATTAGCGATGAGTGGAGTGAGATCGCTCCGCTGGTGAGGATCATACTTGCCGTCTCAGATATGATGGAAGGCTTAGAACCTCGTATTGACAAGGATACTAAAAGGTATATAGAAGCTGTGCGTGAGAAGGCCAGCGTCCTTGGAGCTTGCAATTCAACTGTTGAGCTTCGAGTTGCTACTGAAGAAATTGTTCGATTGATTGGGAAAGAAGAGGAAAAAGAACGTGAAGAAAAAAGTAGTGAAAGCTCCAAAGATGGAGAGTCGAAACCAGAGGATTCAGGAAAAGGCGAAAAAGGTGACTCTACCGGAGGTGATCCTGAAAGTGAAAGTCCAGAAGGAGAAGGAGAAGGAGAAGGAGAAGGCTCAAGTGAGACTCCCAGTGAAGGCGAAAGTAGTCCAAAGAAAGGGAAGAAGCTATCTGACAGTAGTGGTCGCCCTTCCGCAATAAGAAGGATGCTTGATGAGAAGCCTGATGCAAAAGATTCTAAGTTTGATGAGCACGTCCATGACATTCACAGTCTCATCAATAAAGAGATCAAAGATGCAATTAAGCAAGAAGTCAAAGAAACTGCTCGCGGTGTGATGAGTCCGATATTTGAAGGCTCACGATCCATCCCTCTCACTACTAGATTTGACAAGGTTACAGATCATAGCGGCAAGGGTGATGCAAAAGCCTACGCAAGATTAAAGCAGGATGTCGCTTCACTTGTTGCACCGATCAAGTCCCAACTTGAGCGTGTTCTAAAAGTCAAAGAAGATGCAAAGTGGACCTCGGACAAAGAGCGAGGCAGGATTGACGCACGTAGTCTCAACAAAATGCTTGTCAATCCTAACAACAGAAGAGTCTTTAAATCGTTCACTAAGACTGAGACCAACAATGTTGCAGTTGAGATTCTAGTCGATATGTCTGGCTCAATGGTTGGCAGAATGAGAACTGCCAAGATGGCCTGCGTCGCGATGGCAGAGGCTTTGAAAGACCTTCAGATACCCTTTGAAGTGACAGGGTTCTACTCGGAAGATGACCGCAATGTTATAAACATGGCTCGCAAGGCCGATATAAGTCGATTCAACCGCACCAGAGAGCGGCTTGAGCTTCACGTCTTCAAGTCATTTGATACTCAATCCTTAAGCGGCATTGAAAGCCTCTTCGTTGGAGTCCAGAACCCTGATGGCGAGTGTGTGTCTTGGGCAGCGAAGCGGGTTGGCAATCGCAAAGAGAAGCGTAAAATACTCCTAGTCCTAAGTGACGGTGAACCGTCAACAGGTGACGGCAATCGCGGCATCTTATGCTCCGATCTTAAGAACAAGGTCAAGCTTATTGAAAAGTCAGGCATTGAATGTATCGGAATAGGTATCGAAACTGACTCAGTTAAGCACTTCTATTCTGATTACATAGTTCTTAAAAATGTAAAGGATTTGCCAAAAGATGCTATGCGAAAGCTGGCCAAAATTGTAGGGGGATGAATGAGTATTTTAAAATCAAGCCGAGTAAGGAGAGACTGGTTCGACGAGTTGGCAGAGTACCTTTGCATGATCTTAGGTCACAAGTTCAAGAGAGTCGATAGCAGTGTAGTTAAAGTTAATTACTGTAGGCGTTGCAAAATAACGAAGCCATGAACAAGAAACAACTGATTGAATATTGTGAAGCTCGTGGAATACCAGTTCTGCCAGAAGCCACTGTTGAATACCTGAATGCTGCAATTGTCCGGTCCTCTCTACATTTGAAGGCAGTCGATGGATCGTGTTTCGGGTTCTGGGAGTTTGAGAACAATACTTGCGGAACATGTGATTTTGAAGGACGATGCTTTAAGGCTGGGATGGGCGTGAATAAGGATGCCTATTTCAAGAAGCTAGAAAGCCTTAAGAACCCAAGATTCAGGTTGGCCAAGAAAAAGCTAACTAAATCATAGATTTCCGGTGCTCTCCGTTTAGCCACTAAGAACCACCGGAATGAACCTCGTAGGATCAACATCTTACGGGGTTTTTTCTTTTTACGATTTCAACAGACCGTAACCTTATGATGTGATTGATGTATCAAGATTTATTAAAGTTTAATACGAAAAAGTACGATGTATTAGTATGTAAAAGATACAACAACCAAGCAAACACAACACAAAGGAGAACGCGATGAAGACCTACAGGACATACAGCTTGATGATCGCCGTCGGAAGCGAAGACAAGTCGATGCGATACGAGTTATGGAGTGAGCTAAACGGCAAGTTCGAAGTTTTGGGCTTGTACCGGGATCGCGAAAGCGCAGACGCTGATCTTCAAAATTTCAAATTTCTCGACTCGCAGCTCGCTTGCAATCTTGAACTTGAAGACAAAGTCGGCTCTTAAACAAGGAGACTAAAATGGACGAATTATATTTGGAATGGGAAGAGTTGGTTGAGTCTGGCGACTGCGAAGAAGGATTTGAAGACTGGTATTCCGGCAAGGTGTCGGATGCCCAAGATAGCGATATGGAGCGTTAAATTTCGCAACAACTGAGGTGCTTATGGGACGTATGAAAGAGATTTGGGTTGAGAAGCAAGAGCAGGGTGATGAGCATCAAGATCATTTAAATGATGCGATCATTTTTATTGAAGCTGCGAATTCTAGTCTTATCAAAGTCATCGACGAGTATCTGCTTATCTCTCCACTAACTGCGAAAGCTGTAAAAGACGTTGTAGACACACTTGGTATTCACTTGTCGTTTTTAAAAGAGATGTCAGAGATTGTAAAGGAGTCTCAAAAAGAATGCTCCGATAGCATCGAAGCACTCCAAGGAGGATAGCAATCTGAAAGAAGAATGATGTAGCAATTTTACTTGCGAGTCATCGAATAAGCAACTAGCGCACCCAAACAAAATGAGACAGTTACTCCGCCAACGATCACAGAAGGCTCTTGCCACCATGTAGTCGTTGGCGTGTTTTGATAGGTGATCAATCTTTCATCAATGAGTTTATTTTTAGCATCAAGATCAATTTGACATTTCAAAAGATCTTTAATTGCTTTTGAGATCTTTGTTTGATCTCTTGAATCAAGACAAAGAAGAGGCTTGTCAAACGATACCGAGCTAGCTTCCTGAGCCTTTGTCATCGGACTGTAGGAAATCAGTAATAACATCGCGATCACTCTTCTCTGCCATTCTCTTATCAACCGCATCTTGCTTCTCCCTCACTTCGGCTTTTGTTTTTTCAAGAGCATACGAGTTCTCAGCTTTTTTCTGCTTAATCCTCGCAAGCTCTAACAAGCCAATTAGGACTGCAAGACCGAACTTCTCCATGAAAGAAAGAAGACTCAATCCCAACTGTGCAGTTGAGAGTGGTTTTTTCACAGCCTCTTGAACCGGTTGTTCGCTCATTTCTGAGGAGCTTGTGCGACTGATTTTTCTTGTGCCAGTTCTACTTTGTATTTGGAGACTTCTGATGGTTCGCTGTATCCGAACTTGCCAAGGATTGATCCAAGAAGCCATGCAGCTTCAGAAAGCATCCCAGAAATCTTGTTATCCCAGTTGTTGTCGGTATAAACCGAGATCTTGGTTAAGCCTTCAGCCATACCGCGAAGGATCAATTGAAGGCCAACCATCATTGCAACGATCTTTGCCATCATTGCTGGATTCATAATCATAGCAAGAATGCCAGCGAACATACTTGGAGCAGCCTCAACTGGTGCAACGGTTGCAATGACATCAGCAGCCAGTGCGATATCGGCTAGACTTAGAAATACCAATGCGAAAAATGCAGCTTT